CCGCTTGCTGAGCACGATCGACTTGTTGAGCACAGTGCCCAGGCGGCCGATGCCGAGGTGCTCGACCACCAGGGTCGGGTGCTTGTTGATGTCGTAGCCCATGCTGTGGACGATCGCCTTGGCCTCCTCCAGCTGGCGCTCCTGAGCGCGGGTCAGCATGACCGCCTTGATGCCGGGGTCCTCACGGTAGCGGGCGAGGATGCCCCGCACCGCCAGGTTGCAAGGGAGCTCGACCTGGCGCGCCACCTCCTCGGCCGCGTCCAGGAAGGCCTTGGACGGCCGCTCCCCGACCACACCCAGGTCCAGCCGGTGCTCGAAGCTGTCGCGCGGGGCGGTCAGCCACTCCTTGATGAACTGCTTGTCCTCGCAACCGACGATCGAGCGAGCAATGGCCTGGTGCGCCAGGTGCGGGAACTTGATCGTCCGGTCTTCGGTGAGCACCAGCGGGTGGAGCACGTTGTAGCAGTAGGCCGCCCCGTGCTGGAGCTCGGCCGCCAGGATGCCCCGGTAGTAGAGGTGGTTGCTCTCGCCAGGGTGGACGTCGACGCCCTCCAGCCGCCAGCCCGGCTCCTTGGTGAGCACGATGCCGCCCCGATTGGTGTAGGCGTTCTCGATGTCGACCACCCCCTTCACGTGGATGGTCGTCGCCCCTTCCCTGGGCGTGTGCCCCTCCCGGTCCATGATCGTCTCGCCGCGCTCGTCGATCGTGTTGCAGTAGAGCTCCCGGAAGGCCTGCCAGCCCTCCCAATTCACGCCCAGGCGGGTGGTGAAGCCGAGCTCGCGCGGCTCCCGCCCTACCTCGCAGCCGGGGCCGAATTCGGTCATGGTGATGACCTCGAAGTCCTGGTCGCGAACGCGCACCGGAGCCTTGGCGAACACGTAGCGGTGCAGGCCCGACCAGACGGTGATGGAGCCGCCCGACCGGAGGATGACGCTGATGGCGTACTTCAGACCGGAGCCGAAGTAGCCGATGGGGCTGTCCCCCTCCTTGGCGCTGATGCCGATCGTGGTGACGGCGCGCATGTCGATCGCGCCTTCATTCTGGAAGCTGATGATCATGATGGTTCCCTGTTAGCGATGATACCAGCGACGCGGCGGCTTGTCGTCCGACCGAGAGCGGGTCTGGTAGTGGTAGGCGTCGTGGAAGTGGTCGATCTCCGGGGCAGGCCCAGAGGCGTAGCGGCGGTCAGGGGGCACCGGGAGCGGCTCACGCGGCTCGTCCTCAGCCGTGCGCAGCATATAGCCCCGCATGTGCTCCTGCTGGAGCAGCGCTTCCATGAGGCGGTCCCGGAGCTCGTTGTTCTCGGTCTCCAGGTTGATCGCCCGGCTCTGGGCTTCGATCACCTTGCCGTCCAGCTGCTTGTTCAGCGCCCGGAGCTCAGCGGCCGTCGCCTGGGCCTGTTCCAGCTGCTCGCGCAATGTCTGCTTGGCCATCAGATGAACTCCTTCTGCTCATCGCCGAAGACGTAGGTCCGCCACGGCACCTTCATGCGGCTCGTCGGGGAAGCCCCGCCGACCACGGGGTTGGACTGGACGTACCAGCCGATGCGGTCGAGCACCGGGTTGTTGCCCTGCACCCAGAAGCCCCATGTGACCTTGCGGTAGGGCCCGCGCCAGACCAGCGTGTGGAGCGGCCAGCAGGCCTGCTTGGCGCGCGCCGGTTCGATCACCCGCATGGTGCTGCCGATGTAGTCGGTGTAGCCGTCGTACGAACCATGGTGGGCATGGTCGGGGTACAGCACCCGGTGGGTGTAGGTGAAGTCGCGGAAGTGCCACTTGCCCGGCCGGACGTGGTTCAGCTTGAGCGTACCGTCGGCCTGCATCACCTCCTCGTAGTAGCCCTGGAAGAGCGGCCGGGTCCAGAAGGCCCAGGGGTGGTCGTGCGGGTCGGGGTCTTCATCGCCCCGGTAGAACACGTGCCAGAGCAGCTGACCCCAAGGGGTCATCGGGGTGAGCGGCAGGCGCGCCAGGTAGAGGGTGCGGCCCTCGGCCTTCACCTGGCCGTAGATGAGCTCGGCCCAGCCGAGGCGGCCGAGCAGGGTCAGCAGACGTTTCAGCATGTGAGGTCTCCAGCGAAACGGCCGGGGTTGCCCCCGGCCGCCGCGTCGATCAGTTGATGGTGGGCTCGTCGGCCGGTTCGAGCTCGGCTTCCGCGCCGACGATCCGGATGCCGGCACTGCCGCCCATCAGGCCGCCGAGCAGGTCAGCCAGGCCGTGCGGCGCACCGCAGTCGCACTGCTCGTCAGCCTTGACGAAGGCGACCCCGTGCTGTTCGAGATATTCGGTGTCGATCGTCCAGCTGCCGTCGGGGTCGAGGCCCAGCTTGGCGTACAGCTGCTGCCAGAGCTCGTCGTTGCGCTTCTCGAAAGCGCTGTTCATGGCGTCGGCTTCGGCGCGGTAGCGCTCCTGGAGCTCTTCGGTGGCCTTGCGGCCCTCCTGGCGCAGCGCCCGCACCTGGCGGCAAAGGTCGAGGGTCTCAGCATCCTCGACCTTGACCGAGGTCGGCTTGGTGGTCTGTTCGTTCATTCTACGTCCTTTTCTAGCATCAAGCGTTCGGCGGCCCACGCAGCGAGCACGACGAACCACAAAAGCACCAGCATGAGGTAGCCAGGTGCGGTCAAGGGGCTGCCCCGCCGCTTGCAGGCGGCAATGGCACCCTCCCCCAGAACCAGGCCGATCAACAAATACACCGCCAACCAGCCTAGAAATGACATAGCTATTGCTCCAGAGCGTAACCGCGCAAACGGTTGATTTCAAAGTCGAAACGGAGCGTCCCCATGTGGCGCTGTAGCGCGCCAACCAGCCCTCCCCGTGCCCGACTTTGCGGTAGCTCCCGACCAAAAGCTCTCCGGTAAACGTGCCTGAGCTCAGTTTCCAGAAGCGGTTCGCCGGGCTCCCACGGTGGAAGCCGGGGGCGCTCGCCCTCGTCTGGCCCAGGGGCGGCCGCCTCACGCTCCCAGCGGGCCCAGGAGGCGGCCGCTGAGCTCACTGGCCGCTCTCCTCCACCACGACGTGGATGCGCTTGGGCATGTTCGCCCGCTCGCCCACGTGCAGCTTCTGGATGTACAGGGTCGAGACCCCCGCGTCACCGCCGACCGCGTGGTACCGATGGCACCCCTTGGTCTCCTTGTCGTCCTGACGCTCCATGATGATTGACAGCTTCTTCACCCGCTCACTCCTCTACTCTACCCATTCGAGCTCGTACTTGTCCGGCAAATTGTCACACGTGTGCTCCTCAGCCGGGTCGACCACACGAACGCATTGCTGCGTCTTCCATGACTTATACACCACCGGGGTGTCGGCCCATAGCTTGATCAGCCAGAGCACGAACATCGCTCCGAGGAACCACAGGACGGCGCTGGCCAGCAGGCCGTTCCTCAGGCCCCGCATGAAGCGGTGAGGCTCCTCCTCAGGCCAGCGCCCTTGTTCCATGGTCAGCCCTCCACCGGCACGAGCTCGTCGCCCCAAGGGTCGACCGGGTAGCCGTGCTCCTCCAGCTGCTTCGGGCTGATGAGCACCTTGTAGGTTTCCTCGTTCTGGCTCATCAGGCGCACCCAGCCGCCCATGGAGCCGCGCTTGCTCTTCTTGCGCGCGACCATCGGGATGTGCGGGTAGGGGCCCAGGAGCTCGCTCACCTCGGTCAGCACCGTGTGGCACTGCGAGCCGGGCTCAGCGAAGGTGGCGGTGGCCTTACCAGCCAGGCCGAATTCCTTGATGACCTTCTTGAACGGGGCCTTGTGGCCGTGCTCGCATCCGACCGAGGCGTGGACCATCTCATGGAGAAGGGTCGCCAGAACCTGGATGGGGTCGCCCAGCCGAGGGCAGATAAACATGTTGACAGCCTTCTCGCCCTGGCTCCAGGCCGGTGGGAAGCACTGGCCAATGGCGTCGCCCTTGCCGGGGTTCTTGGCCCAGCCGATCGAGACGTGCAGGTCGGCGGGGAGCTCGTGCTTGCCCGGCTTGAAGAAGCGCTCGTCGAGCAGCTTCATACCAGCGCGCAGCCAGCCTTCGCGGGTGTCGTGGGTGTTGGCGGTTGATTTTGGCACGGGAGTGATCTCCTTTTCTACGGTCAGCCTGCCCCAGCTGGGGGCAGAAGACAAGTCAGTTTCCTTCCAGCAGTCCGAGCTCACGCAGAATGCGACGAACGCCAAGCTGGGCATTCTTCGCCGCGCGGTGGTCGCTGGCGCTTCGAGCTACGACGTAGGTGTACTGGTGGCCTTTCACCCAGAACCGCACCTTGTAGTGCTTGCCCTGGTCCACTCGGTACTCCAGCCCGACGGCTCTGAGCTCCGCTATGACGATCGATACGAGGGTCTCTTTAGCCATGTCATTCTCCTTTTCTGAGACCCCTCTGCCTCAGCGGGAAAGACAACGCAAGCCCTTTCTTTGATAATCGTCAGAAGGGCACGTCATCCTTGCCTTTCGGCCGGTCTCCCAGCAGGTCGCCCTGCTTGGGCTCGGCCCATTCCCGACTGCCATGTATCTCCTCCCACCGCGCGCGGCAGGTGGCCAGGTCGGGCAGCAGCCAGAAGTAGGCGCGCTTCTCGACCTTGCGCATGAAGCCGTCGCCAGCAGGCTCGTCCCAGGTCGCCAGCTTCTGGATCACGTCCAGCCGTGGTACGACACGGTTCAGGAACTTGCCCAGGGCGGTCTGGTTGCCGCGCCGGTTGACCATCCAGCGCCGGGTGTGCTCGATGTAGTCGTCCACCAGGAGCTCCTTGCGGACCTCCTCAGGCCACTGGTCGTCATCGGAGAACAGCGAGCCGTCCTGCAGCTTGTTGAGCCACCAGTCCTGCTCCGGGGTGAGGCTCAGGTCCTTCTGGTCCTTGAGCGCATCGGTCTGGGGCACGGCGCGAACGTCGAATTGGCTCAGGTCGTAGGTGAGCAGCATGTGGAGCAGGGCCTCCCGGCCGCCGTCGTCCATCTGCTCGGCAATGGCCTTGAAGTAGGTGCTGTTCTGCTGCTGCCCCTTGCCCACGTCGAGCACGAAGAACCGGCGCTCGTCGCCCGACGCTGGCACCACGTGCTCGTCGTTCGAGGCCATGATCAGGTGGACGTAGTTGGGGGCGGTCTCGACGTCGACGCCCTTGGCCTCGATCTGCAGCGTGTCTTCGGTGATCAGGGTCTTGAGGATCGACGCATGCTTCTTGTCGCCCGCGTAGAAGGCCTCGTCGGCGAACAGCAGCACCACGTCCCTGAGGTGGCTGTTGAAGTTGCCGACCAGGTGGGAGGGGTTGGCCACGTGCAGGAAGTGGCGGCCCAGGAGCGAGCCGAACTGGCGCGCGGCGAAGCTCTTGCCGGTGCCCTTGCCGCCCCGCATCACCACCGCCACCTCCCCTGGGCTATCGGGATGCTGAACCATGCGCGCCAGCCAGCCGATCAGGTAGGAGTAGGTCTCCTCGTCGCCATTGCAGACGTTCTCACGAAGGTGCTCCAGGAACATGGAGCAGTCCCCCGGCTTGGCCGTGATCGCGAAGCCCTTCCACATGTTGTACGCTCCGGTGATCTCACGCCCAGGGGCGAAGACGATGGTGTCAAATTGGCGGCGCTGTGGATGGCCCAGCCACCAGCCGCCCACCGGCTTCATCTTCGGCATGCCGCTCTTCTCGTCGACGCCCACCTGGACGTACTGGTTCATGAAGCGGTTGCGGAAGTCGTCGAAGCTCGGGCGGGTGAGCCGGGTGCGGTTGAGGGAGTGGTCGATGACCTCCTCCACGACGCGGCACTTGCCCCCGATGTTGCCGATGACCGCGAAGCGCTCGTTCAGCTTCTGCAGCCAGGGGTCGATGGCGTATTCACGAGCGCGCTCGATCTGGCGGATCGCGTACTTGGGCCCGTTGGACCCCTTCTCGATGATGCTCTCGCTGATGCCGAAGTCGGGGTCGGTGAGGATTGAGAAGATGACATCGTCGGGGACCTCAGCGCGCACCAGCTGGCAGACGCAATCGAACACCCAGGCCGAGCGGCTGTTGTCACCAGCCTTCACCTCGTCGGGGTGGCGGCCCTGGACGATGATCACCTTGGCCCGGTCAGGGACGCCCCACTGGTCGCGCTCGCTCACACCGCCCAGGCGCTCGACGTTTCCGGAGACCTTGACGATGGGCTGGCCGCCACCCGTGAAGCCGCCCTCCTCCCGCATCTGGACGGCCGGGGCGGGGGTGAACTGGCTGAGGGGGTAGACCAGCGTGTCGTCGAATGAGACCAGCGTGGCGAGGGTCGGGGTCCGACCCTTCTTAGCCTTGCGCTCGTCGGGAATGTTGACCGTGCCAGGCAGGCGCATGATGCGGTCGATGTTGTGGCAGTTGTCGGCCCCGAACAGGACCTCCAGCTGTTGGTTGAAGCGCTTGGCGTCCTCAGCCTTCTCCAGGTCGCCATTGACGGTGATCGGCTCTTCGAGCTTCCAGAAACCCTGGTAGCCGCCGCCGCTGAACACCACCACGGTCGGGGCGGGTACCCCGGCCGGGAGCCTGGAGGTCAGCAGGCTGAGGGCTCGCTGACGCTCCTCCTCCAGGTCTTCCCCGGCGCGGGGGTCGATGTCGACATGGAGCCAGTCGACCGACTTGATGTCCTCCCGTTCCGCCTTCTTGGTGATGTCGCGCATCGGCGGGTTGACGTGGAAGTAGATGTTCCGGTGGCCGTTGTACTCGCTGAGCCAGCGCCGCGCCGCGTCCTCATCCGTAGGGTAGAAGGTCCGAGTGTCGATGGCTTTACGGTCGGGGCGGATGGCCGTGAGGGCCCAGGGGCCTTGGGGCGACCACCGCCGTAGGAAGTCGAGCGCTGCAGAGGTATCAGGTTGAACAACGCTCACAGATCAGGCCTCCCAGTAGCAGGCCAGATCGGTGCAGTCGGCCTCCCCAATTTCCATGCGGTTCAACCAGTATCGGCAGACGCCCATGTCCGCAGCAATCGCTTCCTGCGTCTTCCCTGACCGACGGCGCATGAGATAGCACCGTTCATGAGACTTGAGCACCCCGACCCGTACCGAGGGGGCTTCCTTGTCCAGGTCGCGCTCCCACCGGCTATAGCGGCTGAGCGGCACCTGGAGGCGGGCAGCGGCCGCGCGCTGACGCTCGCCGCGCCGTCGGCGGTCAATAGCGAGGCGTTCACCCCTCGTCAGTTTCTGTGGCGCGTCAACCATCGCTTGAGCTCCTGTTCCTCTAGTCTGTCCCAGATGGCGAGAGCGAGCTCGCGCAGCCGGGGTTGTGTTACCTTGCCCAGGTGCAGCGCGGCGGTCTCCCCATCGAAGAGCAGCCACTCACGCCCCACCTGGAGCAGGAGGTAGGCGTGGAAGCCCTTCCTCCATCTGCGTTTCAGCCAGACCCGCTGCTGAGGGGTGAAGTGCTTCACCCTCACCGCAGCCAGGTCCGAGCCCTTGGGCCACCGAGGCAGCCACTTGAGCTCCACCCACCCGACCGAATAGTTGACATCCGGGGTGCCGGGGTAGACCTTGTTCTCGACCGCCATAGCGTCGAGTGAGCGGAGCGCGCGCACCACGCGCCCTCTCATGTGTGATTCAGCCACGGGCCGCCTGCGGACCGAAGCCTTGATTTTGGTACTTGCCGTCGTACGGCCGTTCGGCCGCCTCGTCCAGACGGTGGAACACCACCTGTGCGATTGCCTGCCCCTCGACAAGCCGGATAGGTTCGGGGCCCTTGTTGCTGAGCTCCAGCGTCAGGTGCCCGTTCCAGCCCGGCTCGATCACCGTGTTGAACACGCTGAGCCCGAAGCGCGCCAGGCTCGACTTGTCGTGGACGATGCCGAGCACGTCGCTGGGCATGGCGAAGTGCTCCACGGCCGCCGCCAGGGTGAACTCCCCCGGCTGCAACACGAGGTACCAGCCATCGTCCATGTGCTGTTGCGGCTGCTTGATCATGGGCCCGTGCTCCTTGCCGAGCACCAGCCGAAGGTCGTAGCCTGCTGGGCCCAGGCCATAGCTCAGCCCGTGCTCCTGGGTGCGCTCTGCACAGGGATCGAGGATGCCGAGGCGGCGGATGGATTGACCAGACAGTATCATTCTTGTGCTCCCTCAGCCACTTACTTTGCCTCACCCCAGGATGGCCCGATCTCGGTATCCACCCGGAACGGGACCTCAGCCTTGCGGACATCCCGCATGACCGCCGCCATGGCGTAGGCCTCGTCACGGTTCTCGACCGAGCCATCAATTTCGTCGTGGACCTGCAGCTGCAGGAAGTGCCCGGCCGCGTCGAGCTCGACCAGCGCCTCCTTGGTCTGGTCAGCGCTGGAGCCCTGGATGAGCCGGTTCAGCGCCTTGTGCGTCCAGTCATAGGAGCCGTCCGCCTTCTGGGGGAAGTGGAGCTTGCGGCCGCCGATGGTCTTGATGAAGCCGTTCTTCTTGGCCTGGGCCTCAGCCTTCTTGGCCAGCTGCTTGATGAACGGGGCGCGGCTGTCGAACCTGTCGATGATCTCCTGGCCCTCTTCGCCAGCGGCCTCGAACATGTAGCCGTCTTCCACGTCCCGGCGCGCCTCCAGGCACTCCTCACGGGTGAGGTGGTAGCTGATGCGGCGATCGCGGCCACGCCCAGAGGCGAGGGCCCAGCGGGTGGGGAGGCCACAGTCGCGGCTGAGCTTGGCCCCGCCTTCACCGTAGCAGAGCCCCAGGTAGAGGTTCTTGGCGTACTTCCGGGGCAGGCCGGTCAGATCGGCCATGAACTGGTGATTGTCGAGGTCAGGGTCGTCCCAGTAGGCCTTGGCGGCGATCCGCGCCTTGGGCAGGTCCGTGACCGCCGCGAAGTGCGTCGTCCACCGGGGCTCCTGCTGGCTGTAGTCGTTCGCCACCCACTCACACCCCTCCTCAGGGATGTAGATCGAGCGCCACATCTGAGCGAATTCGTCGCGGCTCGGCTGCTGCTGGAGGTTCGGGTCGACGCAGCTGAGGCGGCCGTAGCGCGCGCCCTTCTGGTCGCCCTTCTCGTCCTCTCGTGCAATCTGGTTGAAGGTGCAGTGGATGCGGCCGTCGACCATGTAGTTGCGCACCGACGCGGCGAAGGTGGTGCGGAGCTTGTTGACCTTGCGGGCCCAGGCGATCGACTTGGCCACCTCGTGGTCGATGCCGCTGAGCAGGAATTTGTCGATCTGGGGTTGCCCCTGGCTGGTCTCCTCCAGCTTGATGCCGATGGCCTCCAGCGCCGGGGCAAGAGCACCGGCCTTCCAGACGTCGCCCACCGCGATGTTGACCCCGGTCTCGTGCTTCACCCTGGCGAGCGCCTCGGCCTCCTGGGTGAGCGACCACTCCTCCACGCCCCTCAGGCGGTCCAGGTCGACCCGTACACCCCGTCGGCGCATGCGCACCAGGCAGGGCAGCACCTTGCTCTCCAGGTTCCAGACGCCCCACAGGTCCTCATCGTCGATGCGGCGCTCCTGGCGGCGCAAGATCAGCAGCGGCTGCTTGGTGTCGGCCTCGGCATAGGGGCCCACGTAGCGCGCTGGGAGCCGCCACATGCCGCTCTTGGGGTCCACCCCGTAGATGCGCGCGGCCTCCTCCAGCAGCGACACATCCTTGCCGGGGAGCCCGTTGCGCTCGGCTATGTTCTGCAGCGAGAAGCTGTTGTGGAGCTCATAGATCAGCGGGTCAGCGATCTGGATGTCCCGGAAGTAGCGCACCTGCTTGAAGTCGACCTCGTCCTCCAGCAGGTAGTCCAGATCGTACTGCAGGTTCGCGCCGACCAGGTCGCCCTTGAAGTCCTTCGCCTGGGCTTTGAGATAGTCCAGCACCTGGCGCTCGTCCAGGTTGTCACCGCCCTCGTGCCGGATGGGCAGGTAGGCGCTGGGCCCGTCTTCGATCGTGAAGCTGACCCCGGTGATGAAGCCGCCCCGGCGCACACCGATGCCCAGCTGCTTGAGGTAGGGGTCCTTGGTCTCGACGTCGACACAGATACGCTTGGCGTCAGCCCAGGAGGGGAGCTCGGCCATGGAAGGCGGGCTCCAGGTGCTCTCCGGGGCGAACAGCGGCATTTGCAGCGCACCGCTGCTGCTAGGCTTCCTTGCCGCCATGAGTTACAGGCTCGCGTCTTGGGCGGTGCCCTGTTTGCACACGCTGGCGTTGGCGATCAACGAGCGGATGTCGCGCTGCGCTTCGATCAGGTGCTCACGAGAGCTCCAGTGGAGCAGCATGTGCAGCGCCCCGGCCTCGACCGCGTCGCAGCCGTTCACGCGGCAGAACTCGCCAATGACTGAATGCGGCACAACACCACGCGGCAGCCGGACGCCCTCGTCGAATAGCTCGATCAGCTTCTGCACATAGTGGTCGGCCTTCTCCAGGTCCTGGAGGCCGTTCTTCTTGCGCCAGCGGGCGATGTACTTGGTAGCGCAGCCCTCCAGGTAGCCGATGCCGTATCGCTCGATCAGGTCCCAGTGTTCGAGTTGGCCGTTCTTGTAGTGATCACCGCCGATCTGGCGTTGGTTCGCTGAAAGCGCTCCCATCTCACCCTCCATTGTCGCAAAGCTCCTTCATCACGCCAGCCCACAGGGGGCGAACGTCGCGCTCCCGCAGCGCCTCGTACAGGCGCTGGGCGCGATCCGGCAGCGGCACTTCACGGAAGTACCGTTCCATTTCGTCGAGGCCATCCTTGACCATCATGTTGCCCATCATCAGCTGCTCCCGGCACCAGAGCCAGAATTCCAGCCGGTCACAGGCCTTGAGCTTGGCGTGGTCGTCCCCGGTGAGCTCGGCTTCGGCCGGGAGGCCGAGGGACTGGTTGACCCTGGTCTCCACGTCCTCACGAGCGTCCTTGAGCCCAGGGAGGTAGCGCGCCGTCGGCGCGGGGATGTCGCCGACGATGCCCTCAGGGACGTCGTGGGTGAGGCAGTAGATGCCGAGCCGGGGGAAGTCCTCAGGCCACAGGTGCCACATCAGCATGCCGACGCCCCAGCTGTGCGCCGCGTTCGAGTAGGAGCCTTGGTGGGGGATGTTGTGGCACCGCTCCACCTTGCCTCCCAGGCGCGCCTGGATGACGTTCGAGGCCTGCTGGCGCACCTCAGCGGGGCCAGCCTCCTCCTGGGCAATGATGCCCTTGAGCTCTTCAGCGAGCCTCACTCGCCTGCCTCCTCTTCACGCTTGACCTGGGCAGCCCGACGGCGCTCCAGCCATTCCTGAGCCGCCACCCGCCAGTCGGCCGCGTGGCACTGGCTGAGGTTGTCGAAGGCGAGCTCGAACCGCTCCAGGTCGTCGCCCTGCTTGTAGGCCTCGTGGGCCAGCCACATGGGGATGGCGACGCGGCGGAAGAACGGGTCACGAAGCCCAGGGGTGGGGCCAACGTCGAGGAACACGCTCAGGTCTTCGCGCCACTGCTTGATGTTGGTGGAGACGAGCGGGTAGGGCTCGACCAGCCCCTCGGCATAGGGGTTGTAGGGCGTCTGCGTCGGCAGCGCCTGGACCTGCTCCAGCGTGGCGTGGTAGGCGTGGAGGTTGTTGCTCAGCTGGTGGAGCCGCCCGACCTCGACGCCCACACCGGCCGCGATGAATTCCTGGAGGTAGGTGAAGTGCACCGCGTTCGCGCCGTAGGCACCCCACACGATGTCGTTCGAGCGGTTGCAGAGCGTCATGTCGAGGCGGCCGTCGACCCCGACCGAGACGTAGATGTGCGTGTTGCAGGGGACATCCTTGCCCCCGGCGCGCGCGGTGGGCGGGTCGACGTGGCCGTCCCACATGCTGATCACCTGGCGGCGGTCGTCGGGGTTGGCCTTGAGCGCCTCGATCACGTTCAGCACCTGATCCTGCATCATGAAGCCTTCGCCATCGGGCGTTGGCTGCTGGAACCAGTGGAGCCACCGCTTGCCGTAGGCCCCGTGCAGGGTCTTGCCGTCGTCGCTGAACGTCTTCATCCGCTTGACAAAGTGCGCCACGTACTTGACGTCGTCGCGCCCCGCCAGCATCCACAGGCTCTCGAAGAGGTGGAAGAACGGGTTGGCGTCCCGCTCAGGGTAATAGAGCACCCGCTCGCGCGGCTCCTCATACACAGTGGTGACCGGGCCCGGAAACAGGCGCACAGGCCCGTTGCGGCTTTCGCGGTCGATGCCTACCTGGTCCAGGTCGCGCAGTGCCGTGGGCAGCGCTTCCTGGACGTTCCGGACCCGGATCACATGCATGGTTCAGGCCGCCTTCTGCGTCAGGCCGAGCTCGGCATTGAGGTCGCTGATGAGCGTGGCGGGCAGGTTGCCCTTCGGCCCGGCCATCACTTCCGGCAGGAAGTCCTGGACCTCAGGCCACACCTCGACCAGGCGGCCGACGGTGGTGACGCTTTCGACCACCGCCTTGACCTTGGCACGCAGCGCGCGCTCGCGCTCCTGCAGGTCCTTGTCCATGGCTTCCTTGATGGCCTTGGCGTCCCGCACCGCGTTGCGCGCGGCCATGTAGGGGTGGTCGGGCTTGATGATCGAGGCGATGTGGGTGCTGTGCCGGTTGTCGTGCACCTCGTAGGGCACCCGTTGCGGTTCGGCGAACTTGATCTCCAGCACCTCGTTGGTGTCTTCGACCGCCACCTTGACCGAGGTGGACTTGGGGAACCAGCCTTGCGGCGCGGCCGAGAGGCGCTTGCGATCGACCTCGGAGAAGGCGGCCTCGTAGCCAGCCTGGTCGCGTTCCTTGGTCAGCAAGCGGACCTTCTCGTCCTGTTCGGCGA